ATAGGGGCAGCAACGGGCTTAGGAGCCATCGCGGGTATAGGGGCAGCAACGGGCTTAGGAGCCATCGCGGGTATAGGGGCAGCAACGGGCTTAGGAGCCATCGCGGGTATAGGAGCAGCAACGGGCTTAGGAGCCATCACGGGTATAGGGGCAGCAACGGGTATAGGGGCAGCAACGGGCTTAGGAGCCGCAACGACGACTGGTTTGGGAGCCGCAACAACTGGTTTGGGAGCCGCAACGACTGGTTTGGGAGCCGCAACGACGGGTTTGGGAGCCGCAACGACTGGTTTGGGAGCCGCAACGACTGGTTTGGGAGCCGCAACGACTGGTTTGGGAGCAGCGACGACCGGATTAAGAACGGGCTTTTTGGCGATGGCAATAAACGCATAAGGAGCAATTGATTTTATACCAACATTAATGGCTTCGTTAACTTTCATATTATGTGCATTCTTTGTGGCAGTCATAATGATTATCTTTTTGTCCGGCTTTGTGTATTTGATTTGCACTTGATTGGCATTGATAACCTTGGTAACGGTCCCTATAATTATACGATTGTCGGGAGGTTTTGGAGTTGCGACAGGTTTAGGTGCGGGAGGTTTTGGAGTTGCGACAGGTTTAGGTGCGGGAGGTTTTGGAGTTATGATCAGTGGTCGTGTTGGTTCTTGTTGGCGAACAACTGCCATTTATCTAATGTAATATTATATTATATTTATAAAATGCCTGACGAATTCAAAGTAATAATAGATATTATTTTGAATCCAAAGACCAAATTTATTGCTGATAAAGATGAAAAAGTTATTGTTATTTATTCGTAATTTGTATCAACTCCGACATTATTGGAATATAGCATGAAAGATTCTTGCAATCCATCTTCGACGTCAGAAGCATATAAGAACTCATAATTGTTATTTGGCTCTTCTTCTTCGTCAGCATCGTCGTATTCCATATCTTCGTTTATTTGTTCAGCGATATCTTCTTCCACTGCCAACGAATTATCAAGATCTTCTTCGGCATCTTCCGCGGTGTCATCATATGCTTCATCCTCACCATCTGCATAATCATAAACATCATCTTCGGCATCAACTACATCCTCAATAACTTCAATGTCCTCTTCTTCTGCATCTACGACATCAATATCTGCAACATCACCAGCTTCAGTAACGGCATCTACAAGATCTATATCATCAACCTCGTAATCCATGGGATATGCATATCCCGATTTATCCCCATAATTACTATACATTTCCTTGCCAAAGAATACTTTATATAGCATGAATCCTATAGCAACGGCCAACAAAACTTTGAGCAGATTTTCGACGGTCATAAACTTGCCTATGTCCATTTGTATATATATAATATTTTATTTTTTTCCAAACATTTTCTGTAATTCTCCCGCTGAAATAACTTTCATTCGGCCATCCTTCCTCTTTTGATATTCCTTAAAAGTTGCCTCATCCATAACCGGTCCAAAGGAAACGCCGATATCTTTAGGGTCGACAGTTTTCACGTCTATTTTTTCAGCTTCTTTTTTCATAGCAGTAGATTTTGCATCCCAATCTTCAAACACGGCTTTGTTAAGCACATGAACCTGCTCCGGTGTGAGATTGCCGATGTCACGTCTTTCGGCCATCGTATAGTACACAATGATGTTTTTTGTTAAGTTAATAAACGCACCATAAAAAAATATATTATTAAAGTATCATGAATTCGTTGATAATCCTTGCAATTGTCCTTGTTATTATTGCGCTTGGCGTCGGAGGTTATTTCTATATGAACAGTATTGAACAGAAATATCCTCATTGGGGATGGGACAAACATGCGGGCTTGAGATGCAAGAATAATGACAACACCGGATGCAATACAAAATATGTGAACGGGCAACTTGTGGAGATTTAAAAATAATATTTGTTTACATAAATGGACAAGCTGGATGAGCTCGAGAAAAAATATTCTCTTCCTATTCCTCAGCCTTTACAAAACAACTTTTTAAACAACACGACCAGTTGGTGCAGGCTCAATCCTATAGGATGCAGTCGTCAGGCTATGACCGAGACTCTGTTTTTGATAATGGCATATTCGGCCGTTATATTCCTGGTTGGCGGAGCAGTGCCAACTATTCAAAATCTTATTAAATTTTCGTTCATATTCTTGGTGATGAATATTGCAGCAAGAATGATAAGCGATAGTTTCAGCGATAAACTTGCGATTGCTGCATTATCTGGACTCGCTTTAAAATGCGTATCACTCATGGCTCCACGCGTGATTTCTTGGTAATTGCCCCTAGTATAATGTCGTGGTAAAGAACTTAATAAAATTATATTATGAAAATTAACGATGGTCGCATCACACAAACTACAATTTAAAGATTTTGTGGTGTATATGTTTACATTTCCTAATGGTAAAAGTTATATTGGCAGGACTTGTGATTTTGTGAACAGACTTAAAAATCATAATAAAAAATCATCTAGTTGTATTTATCTTAGACGATGTTTGAATAAATATGATGGCTGGAAGAATGTTGATATCACAATATTGAAATCAAATGTGAAAGGGGCATATCTGGCAAATCAATGGGAGAAATTTTTCATCGGAACATTTGATACGCTGGCTCATCGTGGTCTTAATTGCACTCCAGGTGGCGATGGCGTATGTTTCACAGATGAAATTTGTCGGAAGATAGGTGATGCGCACAGAGGACGCAAACTTTCTAAAGACCATCGTAATGCCATATCAATAGCTGGGAAAAAGAGGTGGGAAACTTATGTAATCTCTTCATATACACGCCAAAAACTCAGTAATATCAATAAAGGGCGTAAGTTTACAAAAGAACATTGCAAAAACATTAGTATTTCTAGAAATAAATTAAATATACGCTTGACTGATGCTCAAAAACAACATTTACGAATAATTAATCTTGGAAAAAAAATGCCGGAGGAAGCCGTTAAAAAGGCGGTGTCTACAAGGATTGCCAATGGAAATCATAAACATAAAGAAGCAACAAAAATAAAAATTGGAGATGCAAATAAAGGCAAGATAAGAACCAAAGAACATAGACAGAATATGAGGGAGGGTCACAAAAATAGCACGTTCGACAGATCAACCACTCGTAAATTTACAGATGAGCATATGTTATCGGTATTTAAAGAATTGGAAGGAGATCGTAAAGCAGTTGTTGATAAGCTTGGCATTCATTACAATACTTTATTTAGATGTTTAAAAAGAAATAATATGGTTGGTAAAAATAAATAGTCAATGCTCGCTCCAAAAATTGTGGGTTGGTAATGATAATAACGGTTAATAACATTTGACGATATGTCTATATTTGATTGGGGATTCCAGACAAATATTGATTATTTTAATTGGGAAATATCAATTATTTTCCCGTATCGACGTTTTGCCCTCGAGACGATCAATTAAAATTCTAATAGAATAATCAATTATGCTTTATTTCTTTTTGCTGATAACTCTTCAAAATTCTTGATCTTTGCAGTGCCGTCATATTTCCACGCATAACCATTTTCAATCAAAGAATCGTTAATACATTCCGTGTCTAAATATACTCGAGCAAGAATTCTGCCATACTTTTCATTTGGATCGCCTTTACATGTTTGTATTGTTATAATTTTTGCCTTGTCAATCTTATTTTTCAAGTATTCTTTTGCTTCAATCCCAAGTTGTTTCTCCCGCATATCTGTGGTTCTAGACTCCGGGGTATCAATCCCGGCCAAACGAACTCTTTGATTTGTAAAAATATCGAATCCAAGATCAATCATGACATCTAAGGTATCTCCGTCAATTACTTTAAGCACCTTTACGGAATATTCAAACATATTTAATTAATTATTTTTTTTTGCATTATTATTTTTCTTAGCATTATTAGTTTTCTTAGGCTTGATGACTCCGTTTGCTATGAGTTTTTTTTCCCATTGTTGAAGCGCCGGCAAAAAATTCATAGGTCGAAACGTCTCACATTTCCGTTCTCTAATTTGTTTCATTGATTCGCGATACCCAATTCCATTTGTGGCCATTCGAACCGCGCAAAAAATGGTTGCGCTTCTGTTTTGACCAGCTCTGCAATGCACAAGCACATTTCCTCCATATCTAGTTATATCTCTTATTGCAACTGTAGCAATATTAAAATACTTGACGAGTTTGTCGGCATCGGACGGATCGTCGTATATAGGAATGCGCAACATTGGAACATCGGACATCTTAGGAATATCGGCGGTGCAATTAACCACAAGTTTTATATTGTGTTTTTTTAAGAAATTTTTGTTTGCGGCGGTAGCTTCTGATCCTATCCAAACGTGTTGAGTTATTTTCTTTGGCGGATAATAGAGCATTCCTTTGTATTCAATTAAATCTTTCACGGGTGCAGGATACTTACACTTTGTTGGTGCCATATTTATATAATGCAAATATTTAAATTGTGCGTAAATTAACCCAAAAAAATAAGTTTTTGCTGTATAGAACACAATGGGCGGCTTCACCGAAATCATCGAGCTTCCCGACGACATTGTAGCGCAGAGACCAGCCGTAGCTCCCACCCCTGTTTTTACCAAGACTGCAATTCAATCCCAAAAGCCAAGTATATTTCTCGGAATTCCGTGCTATGCATGCATGATGACAAACTCTTTTGCTGCAAGCCTGATAGCACTACAAGCTCTGTGTGCTCAGCGGGGAGTTCAAATTTATATGGACTTTGTTGGAAACGAGTCCCTCATTGAGCGCGCCAGGAATATCCTCGTGAAAAGGTTTCTCCAGCAGCCTCATTTCACTCACATGATGTTTATTGATGCAGACATTGGATTCAATCCACAGTCCGTTCTTCGCCTGCTAGATTTTGACAAGGATTGCACCAGCGCGGTGTATCCCAAGAAGAGTATCAATTGGGGTCTCGTAAAGGAGAAAGTTTCCAAGGGTTCCACGGAAGATATTCGCCAGATGGGGCTGGATTTCAACATCAATCCTATCTGCAACGACCCTCACGACAATGGATTTATCAAAGTCCTGGATGTCGCAACCGGTTTCCTCCTGATGAAACGCGGGATGATAGAGAGGATGTACGAACACTACAAAGAAGAGCTCTTTGCCGTGAACGATATTCAAGGGCAGAACGTGTCCGATTACATTGCTATCTTCGCGTGCAGCATTGACAAGAAGACCAAGAGATTTCTGTCCGAGGACTATGCGTTCTGTCGCAGGTGGCAGGAAATTGGCGGTGACGTGTGGGCGGATATTACTACCCCATTAAGCCATACTGGAAATCATGTATTCAGCGGAAATATCCTGGAGCGCGTGTCAATGGGTTAATGGGTTAATGAGTAATAACGAACAACGAAAGTGTGTTTTGTCAATACGATTTTCATATTGACAAAATAATTCGAAAGTTTATCACAATATTGTTTTGATTAATTTCTTTTGCGAAGCATTCATTTTATTATAAAATACTCGAAGAGCATG